AAGTCAAAGTCGTAGATGTTCAAGGCAACAGAATACGATTAGGCATTTCGGCACCGAAAGATGTACCCGTCCATCGGTTGGAAGTTTTGGAAACAATCGAACGAATGCAAAAACGCTTTACGGATAATATCCCGAGTGTGCATTTTAACGGTAACGAAGTTATAACCTACTAACAAACTACTACAAACCATGAAAAAATATGAACTGACAGATGAGACAATCACCGCATATAACGGCCAGGTTTTATACCGAATTAGAGCGTTGGTAGACATTGGCGATGACGTCAAGGCAGGTGACCTTGGCGGTTATATCGCAGGAGAGAACAACCTATCGCAGGACGGCAATGCGATGGTCTACGGCAATGCGATGGTCACCGGCAATGCGGTGGTCTCACAAACAGACGATTACTTTTATGTTGCACCGATTGGTAGTAGAAATGCTATCATAACATTCTATCGAACAAAAACCGGCATTGGTGTTCACTGCGGATGTTTTGACGGAACATTAGAAGAGTTTGATGCCAAAGTTAAAGAAACGCATGGCGTCAACGAGCATAGTCAGATTTATCAACTTCTAATAGAGGTTGCGAAGTTGCGGATTAAAGTACGAAAGGAGGATAACAATGAGTGAAACAAGTGAACCGAAACTGTTACCGTGTGCGTTCTGCGGCGGTCATCATATTTGGTCGGATATATGTGAAACAAAGAAAGCGGCAATATCGGCATGGAACCGATTAGTCAGAATGCTACAAACAAACAGGAAACAACTTTAACCATAAGAAAAAGCGATGAAAATCAAACAACCAAAATTACGTGCGTGTCCATTTTGCGGGAGCGAGAGTGTTAAAGTTCACATAAATGGCTATAGCATTTTTCACATCCAATGCAGTAAGTGCAGAGCAAGTACCGGAGATTATTTTGAAGTCACGGCAGCGTCTATCAACTGGAATCGCCGGAGTGCTTTTGTGCAGTGGACAAAATATCCCGAAGATACAGGCTGCCACTGGGCGATGTGTGGCAAGGAAATACGCGGCCTGGTGTTGGTCGAAGTCCAAGAAGAGGATGGCGACTGGTATGTTCGTCACCAAGGCAATCCGCGATGCTTGCTGCTTGAAGAATACATCGACGCATTTCATGTACATGGATTTAGCAAGATCAACTATCCGGCCAACTATCCGGCATTGCCGAAAAAGAAGGAGCACCTATGACACAGCGACCTGATGAGACAATATGATATGCTATAATGAAATCAACTGCGTAGCAGTAGCCGCTTCGTTATGTTTCCGCCGAGTTGGAACGCGAAGCGGTTTTTTCTACTTTGTTAACAATGAAACTGAAAATTGACTTGATCAAATCATTGCTTGCAGCCATCGAAAAGTCGCCGGACTATCCTGAACCATTTATCAGCGATGACATTGTCATTAACGGCACTGATCCTGTGATGATTGTCTATCATCTGTCGTTGATGCTTGAGGCAGGATTGATAATCGGCAAGGAACATGCAAACCGCGGCAGCCGATATGTGCTGATAGAACGTCTGACGTGGGAAGGACATGCGTTTTTGGCGAACGCTCAAAATAAAACCGTTTGGTTGCGTTTGCTATCTGTGAGTCGGTCAGAAGGCGGCTTTTCATTGGAAGTAGCCAAAAACACACTCGCCGGAATCGCACAACAAACCGCCATGCAGGCCGCAGGTATTTGATTTTAGAAATTCTTTGAAACTGTCCCAAATCGTATGTTATACTATGCACACTCGGCGGGCAAGCAGTAGAATACGTTGCTCTCTCATCAAAAAAAACAAGAAGTCGCTGCTCTACTCGGACAAGGATTGTCTATACGGAAAATAGCCAATGCTGTTGGAATATCCAGGATGTCCGTTCAAAGAATTAAGAATGACCTTCATCCGAAAGAAACACGTCCGGTTCGCTGTGTGAAGTGCGGGTATTTAATAATCGCTCTTCCTTGCCGTATATGTAAGGCCCGGCAAGAGTTACGTCCCGGCTTGTCTACTACAACCGAGCCGGGACATCTTTCTCTTGATGCATTCGGCATTGATGATACATTCGGCATTGACCTGCATGGAAAAGAAGAAGAACGTTATTTGAAGATACGGCGTAAAGTGCATGCCGAAATCATGTCGGGCACACGCACGCCGGGACAATATGCAAAAGCCTCACCGGGCATTTACGATTGACAACTACAACTGACAATCCTATGACCAAAGAAGAAAGAGAACTATTTATTTTGCAGGCGGAGATGACGTACATGTCGCTTTTTGCTTTGTGTACTATGATTAATCACAAAGAAGAAGAACGTGAAGAATACATATCTCCTATCCGCACACGTTTGTCGGAGTTGATAACAAAATTGAGAATTGAAAAAAATGGAACGGACTAGTGCGAGGGGGGCCTTAGGTACTATTTTTCGGCATCGAAAAATACCCCCTACGAAACAGTCGCGAAGCAAGGTTTTGTTTATTTCTTTCAAAAAAGTTTCGAATGGATGCCGCAGCCTTAAAAAACGAGTTTGAAAACGCACTACGGGAGACTCGGCAACTATGCGATGAGGATGTTCCGCTGGACGAACGAAAGCACCGGTTGAATGTCCGCAGAGATTTAAACAAATTGTATCGGCTTTATGATGTGCTGCTTGCCGTGGAATTAGACGCTACGGACGACGGCGGGGAGTCGGAGATACTGGCGGCGATCCGCGAACACTTGGAGCCGTTAGGCCTTGCGCCCGAAGGAACAGAACTGCCGGAATTGGCAAGACTTGCGGCATTGAAAATTATGGAGCGTTAGCCGATCCGCCGCAAAAAACTGCCCCTGCACTGTACTAGCAATGCAAGGGCTGTGAAAAGTGATAACGAACATCACTTGCCACATGGAGATATTGTATTCTCCGTTCAGAAAAAGGCAAGTGTCAAAATCGTGGAGCAAATGGCTCACGGAGTTACACTACAATGACTGCAACGAAAAAAACATCCGGTCAGCGTCATCGGGAACGTGTAGCGAAGCGGAATCGCGAGAATACCCGGTCGGTTCAGGACATCGCACCGCTTCCGCCGATGACGAATCCGAAACGCAGGATGGCTTGTCGTAAAGATTTGAAAAATTTTTGTCTAGCCTACTTTCCTAATAGGTTTGGGCTGGATTTTGCAGAGTATCACTTGCAATACATAAAACGGCTGGAAACAATCATGATTCAAGGCGGAGGCAAAATTGCGATTGCGATGCCGAGAGGAAGCGGCAAAACAACGATTGCGATGACGGCTATACTATGGGCGTTGCTGTATGGACATTGCCGATACATTGTTGTAGTCGGTGCTAATAACGAGGCGGCGGATAAAATTATCAAAAATATCAAAATCAGCCTTATAAACACACAAGCGTTATTAGAAGATTTTCCGGAATCCGTCTATCCATTCAAAAAACTAGGCGGAGCGGCAGGCCAGGCACGAGGCCAGCGCTACCTTGGAGAATTGACGGCTATAGAATGGAAACCAAATAGCATCGTCTTTGCCGACATTCCGGGGTCGCCGGCAAGCGGAGCGATGCTCTATTCCGTCGGCATCAAAGGCGCAGTCCGAGGCGCAAACCGAGTGATGCCGGACGGATCAGTCGCAAGGCCGGACCTTGTTTTGCTGGACGATCCGCAAACCGAAGCCTCGGCCAAGTCGCCGAAACAAATAGAGCACTTGACTGAGGTTATCGACAAAAGCGTAGAAGGACTCGTCGGTCCGGCCGCAGAGTTGGCCATGATTATGACTTGTACGGTGATCCAGGAAGACGATCTTTCGACATTCTACTTAAAAAATCCCGAATGGAAAGGTTTGCGTTTTAAGATGGTCGAAAAAATGCCGGATCGCATGGACTTATGGGAAAAGTATAGAGACATTCGCAAAAATGAAGATGCGGAGAAGGCGACGATGTTTTATAAACATCATCGTGCCGAAATGCGTGAAGGTGCCGTCGTTTCCTGGACGGAAAACTACGATTCCAATTCGCTTGATGCTTTGCAACATGCTATGAACATCTGGGCGAAGAACGAAATCACTTTTTCAAGTGAATATCAAAACGAACCAATGAAACCGGATCAGGGTGCGATGCTTGTCCCGGCAAAGGTGATTCGCACGAGATTGAATGGCCTAGATCACATGACAGTGCCGTTGGACGCTCAAACCTTGACCGGATTCATTGATGTTCACGATGACTTGCTCTACTATTCGGTAGCAGCATGGTCTGATGATTTCACGGGTTATATCATTGATTACGGGACGTACCCAAAGCAAGTCAGACGAGTTTTTTCCAAAGGCGAAACAGGACTAATAACCATGTCCCGGGATGACCAGCGTAAGGACGGGATCATTCAGGCAGGCCTCATTTCGCTCATCAAAGAGTTGCTGGCAACTCGTTGGGAAGTAGAAGGCGATAGCAGCAGTGAAGAGCATATTACGTTTTCTAAACTGCTTATCGACAGTAGATACAAGCCGAAAGTCGTAGACAATGCGATACGGATTGCAGTCGGCAGGACAACAGTAGTAGTGCCGTCTATAGGCAAGGGAATCCGGGCATCGCAACAGCAGATGAACGAATGGAAACACAAGTCCGGCGAACATCATGGCAACCATTGGATAGAAAAAACACCGTCGGGACGCCTTCGGCTTTTGACTGTTGATACGAACTTTTGGAAATGTCAGGTGCATGATGCTTTCCGTCTGCTACCAGGCAATCCCGGCTGCTTAACGCTCTGGGGTAACGATGCCGAGACTCATCGTATGTTTTCGAATCATATGAATGGAGAAACAGCCAAACTCGTCGAGTCAGGCGGTAATAGCATCTATGAATGGCAGAACACGCCGAATGACAACCACTTTTTCGATTGTATGGTCGGCAATATGGCCGCCGCATCGCGATTGGGCATCAAGCCGGCAGAAGAAATTATAGTGAAAACGAAACGCAGACGTAATCAAACATGACTTCAAAAGAGGAAAAACTTCAATTCATTCGGCAACGTATCAAACAGTTACGTGAATTCCTATTGACGAACAATCAACTATTGAGTCTCAATGTTGACGGCATGTCCGCATCGTTTGACCGTGCCGGTGCCGTCAAGGAATTGCAAGATTTAGAACGGCAAGAGATGAACCTTTTGAAGCCGAACAACTGGATACGCAGTGTTGATTTATCCAGAGCATTTTATTAACAACCTTGCCCTGCAAGGCGACAAAAAACTGCCCTCGAATTGACGACCTCAATTCAAGGGCCGTGAAAAGTGATAAGCAACATCACTTGCCACATGGAGATATTGTACTCTCCGTTCAGAAAAAGGCAAGTGTCAAATCATAAACCTTTTTTAGAAGGAGTAAACAATGGCATGGATTTTAGGAGTCTTGAAAGGACTCATCGAAGTTGTCTGTAACATCAAGATTAACATGTTCAACAAAACAATCACTAACAACATCATCAACTACAATTTTTTCGGTTCGATGAGCGTTGACGAAATGGCCGGTGCGGCGAAAGAATTGATCAATAACGAACACAATGTCATCAGGTATCCCAAAGAGGCAACGTCTGAACAGCGTCCCTCAGTCGAAATACCTTCTGACTCAGATCAAACCAACACACCACAAGCATAGCCGATGAGCATATTCACACCTATTACAAACTGGCTCAAGCCGGGTTTCACAAAACTCGGCTACGATGCGGTCAAGCCGAGTCCGCGTCGGCGGTCGGCATCCGCCTCATCGAAAAGCGAAGATTACGAATTGCAGGAATCTATGCGGCGGATAATCTCGTCAGAGACACGTGACCTGCAACGCAATTTCGCCATAGCGGCCTGGGCGATCCGAAAGAATGTACAGTATGTGGCACGTGCCGACTTCAAGTGTGCTATACCTGGACAAAAAGCATACAACGAACTTGTCAAACGGTTTATCTACAACTGGTCGAAACGTGAAAACTGCGATGTGTGCCGTCGGCATTCGCTCAAAGAAATGCTACGGCTAATTGAAATGCACCGTGTCGTAGACGGCGATGTCGGAATCTTGAAAATCAGTAATGGCCGATTGCAAATCATTGAAGGAGACCGAATCCGCAACCCGAATCCGAATCCTGTTTGTCCAAAAGGCGACTACAAGTGGATACACGGTGTTAAAGTCGGCCGAAATAATCAAGCGTTCAAATATGCAATCCATAGCCGAAATCGGGATGGTCATTTTGAGTTTGAAAGAGAAGTCAATGCCGAGAATTTAACTCTGTGCGGCTACTTCCTTCGTGCCGATCAGATACGCGGCATCAGTCCGATTGCGTCGGCCATCAACCGTTTCAAAGATGCTAATGAGGCAATTGAGTATGCACTCACAAAAGCAAAACTCGCCAATAAAATCGGATTCATCACTAAACGTGCTGATGACCCGGAACTTTCTGACGAAGACAACGCACAGGAAGATTCGGACATTAGAAGAACTATCAAAAATTACTTTGACACCGGTGTTCTGCATCTCGCTCTAGGACGTGAAGACGCGGCAGAGTTGTTTGAGTCGAACACACCGGCAAGTGAGTTTCAATCGTTCATGGAGGCGGTGATCCAAGAGGCGTTAATATCGCTGGACATTCCGCTCAACTTTTTGAAGCCGGATTTGACTAACTTCTACGGAAGCCGCGGTGCATTGGATGACTACATCGACTCTTGTATTAGCAAGCAAGAAGGACTCATCAATGCACTTCATGAGATTACGGATTGGCGGCTGCGGATGGCCATTGCCGACGGTGAATTGCCGCCGCCGCCGAATGGCATGAATGTCGACGACCTACTTTGGTATTGTGACTGGGTCGGCAGCAGGATTCCCATCCATCGGCTCATCGATGATGCCAAAGGATATATCATCGCCGCTCAAGCCGGTTTGGTATCGCCGACGAAAGTAGCCGGGATATTCGGACAAGACCATGACGAAAACCTCAACGAACTAGCCGGGTCCATTGAACGGTCAGAAGAACTCGGTATCCCCAGCCCCTTCGCTCAAACACTTAACTACGGAGTGTGAAACAGAATCCAACGAAACCTAAACATATGCCTTTACAATTTAGCGAACCTGTCGGCGGCAAGTATCATTGCGAAGCAATAGTGCTGTCCGGCACTGCATTAAGCACGCGAAAACTCGGTCAGTTTACCATTGACCTGTCGACGCTCGAGTACCACAAGGAGCGGCTGCCAGTTGATTACAACCATGATTCAAATCAGATTCTGGGCTTTGCCGAAAACTTCCGTATTGCCGATGATGGATTAGTAGCAGATGTGTACCTGACCGAAAGCAACAAAAAGGTACAGGAAATCATCGAACATATCCAGACCGGCACTCCCTTTGAAATATCACCGTCGATCCGTGAAGAGGAGGGTATCCTCGAAAATGCCGACGGGATTAAACGATACAAACACGTTCCGATACGTGGCGTGTCGATCTGTCCATTCGGTACGGATCGTTTTACATCTCTCACTCTACTACAAGAAGAATCTATGACAAAACTAAAAGAACAAACAACGAATCTCTCCGACGGCGAACCTTCCGGCGAACCGACGGAGACGAAAGTGAAAGACCCCGACCTTGCCGAATTCTGTGAAGTCTACGGCAGGGAAAAAGGTCTCGACCTCTGGCAAAGCGGTGCCGACATCAACGACATCCGCATGCTCAAAGAACTCATCGAAAAGTACGGCGTACCGGAACCGCCCGGCACAGAGACGACCGAACTAAACGATGAGGCCGAGCCCGCCGATCCCAAAGAAGAAGACGAGGACAAAGACGACGATGACAAAAAAGAGAACACGGAACTGAAAGCCCTTGTTACTAAACTAGCGGCAGAAGTGACGAAACTCAGTGCCATTATGCCGCGGGGCGAAGCGTCGCCTGTCAAACACGGATTCCAACAAGAACCGGAAACAAAGGAACTCTCCGCAAAGGAAAGTTATCTCAATTCGGTACAGAAAAGAATCAAACAAATTTAGCCGTGTTGCCCTGCAACACACATGACTGCTGCACACGGTGCGGCAGCTAACTTTAACTACAAACTACTAACCACTCACTACTACAATGACAGAAACTCTCTACGATGTCCTGCAATTCAAAGGCGAAGCAGGCGCCAAAGCAATTATCGATGAAGTCCTCGACGTGACACCGGAAGTGACCGGCATCGACAAATACAACGGCGGACGAACATTTCCCATACACTTCGGCACCGAAATGACCGATACCGTCGAAACACTCTTCATGACGAGTGTTCCCGAAGTCGATCCGTTCCGGCATGCGAACGAAGGTGTGGAATCGTCCAAAGGGACATATGATAAACGCATTATGCAACTCCATACCGCAACCGCCTACTGGTATGCGGACACAGCGATCATTGAAAAGAACCCCAATGCTGGTGCAGCATTGATGTTCCAACGCGCCAAGGAACAGATGATCATGCAATATCGGGCTCTCGGCAAACAGTTCTTCTACGGCGTTAGGCACGGCGGTTCTCCTAAAGGCTTTCACGGTCTCAATGACCTGATGATGCGTGAGTTCGTTGTAGATGCCGGCGGTACCGGCGATAAACTCACCTCCGCCTATTTCGTCTACTTCGGAGATGAAGGCGTCTCATGGCGATACGGACATGAAGGTTCGATGAAAATGTCCGAACCAAGAGAGGTCACAAAATACGATGCCGAAGGCAATGAGTTTCCTGCATTGGAACAATACCTTCAGTATTATCCCGGCTTGCGGGTACTCAGCAAATACTCAGTTGGACGAATTGCCAACATCGATGTCAGTTCCTGCGAAAAACCGGAGTTGAACCCGAAGGCGTTCACCGACCAAATGATCTACCAGATGCTTATGAAACTGCCTGCCGGTTTGAAGCCGAATGTTGTATTCCTGCCTTATCGGGCAGCACTGCTGCTGGCGGCAAGCCGGACACCCGTCGGCCTCGAAAAAAATGCCAGCGGCAACACGATTATTGTCAGCGGCCTCACACCGCCCGTCACCGAATTCGAAGGAATCCCCTTCGTCCCGACCGACAGTATCAAAATCGGAGAAAAGAAAGTTTCGTTCTAGTTAATCGTGTTGCCCTGCAACACGCATGACTGCTGCTAACATAACGCCGCACACGGTGCGGCGGATAACATTAACTACTTACTACTTACCACTAATCACTACTATGACTACCCGAGTCTCCTATAACCTCAAAGACGCTCTCCTGATCAAGGAGGTCGAATTACCGTCCGAATCCGGAACACGCTACTCCGAAGTGTTCGACCTCGAATGCATTGGGCAGCGAGGTGTGCGCACTGATCCGTTCGAACTGCTCATCACCATACCGGAACTGCCCGCCGATGTTCTTCCTAATAATGCGAGAGTCGCCGTCTCTATTGAACTCTGCGACTCGCCCGACTTCACGCCCGGAACGGCTATCATACAATATGGTGCACCGAATCCCGGCGATCATCCCTGGACGATCGTCGGCATAGACAGCAACGGCTCTCCAGAGCGGGAATTCCGGCACCGAGTCGCAACCGATGCACCACGATATGCACGTATGAAAGTCCAATACTCCGGGCCCGGTGCCGAAGGACATTTTGCGGCCTTCGCCATCGTGACGTAACAGACAATAAAAAATAGTCCCCGAATTGCTTCTAACAATCGGGGACTGCTGTCATCCAAATCCTACTACAACACACCATGACAAAACAACCGGCTAGACAACCAGAAGTAGACACCATCGAATCACTGCTTGACGATTTGAGGCAAACAGGTGCGGAAAAGAACCGTATCAAAGAAGCCCTGGCCGTACGCAGAGACGAATTGAAAAAGATGATTACGATGATCGACAGTATTATGGACGAGAAATCGTATAGCCGGGAAAAAGCAATAGTGCTCAAAACATTGGGCATCTTTGTTTTTGCTTTCGTAATTGTAATTATTATTGCGGAAGCCGTATCGCTTATTCGGCATAAAGAGGAATCAATACCGATACCGGCACCCAATCCAAGCATTGTAGTACCCGTACCGGACGTAGTAGTGCCGACACCGC